CGGGTTTCACACAGGTTGCAAGGTGGACACAGCCACAAACTGTCTACTCTTTAACCTTACAGGTTGTAACGTGTGCTCCCTTTCTTTAGCATGGCTTTAGATTTAAAAACGTAGGAGCAGCAGCCAGTTCCGTGATTGTGAACACAACCACACAATCTCGCTGATTACAAGTAATGTTAATGTTTTTTAATATATTATTTGACAAAAAAAATAGCCCCGCTGAATGCAGGGCTTAGTGTTTAGAAATACTCGGGAAAGTAGAAGCGGTGGTTGAGAATGTAGATGGTTTGATCATCAAGTTCGTTATTTAAGTATTCCCCACTATCTTTTAATAGTTGACGAATTCTTTCGTAATGTTCCATTGTTTCTAGTTGTTCGTCAGTCATACTTAAGGTTGAAATATTCACAAGCCAACCTAACCATTTTTTCAATGCAGATGAACTGACCCTTACGAATTAAGTCTACAAATAACTGGTTCTCCATGCTGCTATCTATTAAGCCTTCTTTGATGCCCTCGTCAATGTAACTATCCCTAGAATGTGTCGATACCCATTTCTTTAGGTCTGTGTTGTATACATCGACAAGATTATCCGCAACTTCAAACGTGTCGATAGTGTCAGTTTCTCTTTCTTTTAACGCATGGAAGATATCAAATATCGTGTCAAATCTCCAATTATTTGGCATCTCTTCATCATGCATTTCCATTACCAGCTTGGATAAATCCATGCTTGCATCATCGTTTAATTTCCACTGCCTCTCGTTTTTGTGATCTTCAAACGACACAAAATGGCTGAGTGCTTTGGTCAGTGTTTCGGATTGAGTGTTGATTGTCAGCATGATCAAAGGATGAAAGAAAGACAAAGGGATGAAAAGCCTGCAAACAAACACAGCAGGCTTACACTGGGCATTGTTGCACAACAAGCGGCAACAAGGAAGACACAAGCAAAGAAACTTAACATAGGTCTGAGCTGGTAATGAGTTTGCCTCGCTGATCAACGCAGTTGTAACCGAGACCAGCTATCTCGTCAATGGCCCATGGCGTTAATGTTTTGGTCTGGGTTAACCGACAGAACAGGAAGGCTTCCTGATCGACAGGATAAGCACGAACGACACCATAAGCCTCCTTCAGTTCAAACCGTAAGGGCTTCAGCTGGTATGTGTGAATGTTCACCACTTGCAGGTTCCTCCAAAGGTTTTCTCTGTGATGGTGACAGACTCAACCTTGAATAGGTTTTGGATCCGTTCCCGTTCTTCCAAGGCTTGAGTCATTGAAGTGCAGATCATGCCGCAGCCTACCACGTTGGCAGGTGCTTCGCTTCGCTTGTAGGTAGCGTCGAGGTAATAGAGAGTGAAAGGCATCAGTTGATCCGGTTTGAAAAAAGCAGGGTTGAGACAGGCTAGTTGTAAGACTTCCAGCCCAAAGAGCGGCAGACACGCAACCAGCTTGCATCTGTAATCCAGTTAGGGCGATGGATTGAGATGCTACCCCCGATCACCTCAGACTCCTCAGGGCAATCAGCAAGGAAGCCCCAAGGCCAAGCTCGCTGGATTAGGTCAGACATATCTGCCTCGCAGCTAACCCAGTTAGGGACAGAACCCCCATCACCTTCAAACCTATAGCTTTTGAGTCTTGCCAGGTCCTGCAGGTCCCAATGGCTTGTGTACAGGTTGATCGACGCATCACCTAGGCAATCCAGCCACCCGCGGTCTGCTGCATCACCTGCCTCGCAGCTATCAGCGGTGATCGTTTCGTATGTCACTCGAAAGCCACGGCGATCAAGCAGTTTCTGTGAGGTTTCGTGGGTCATTAGTTGGTGTGCTGTGCAACCTGAAGGAATGATGCCGCCTGAGCCTGGTCAGTGTCAAGGGTTTATTGATAAGTGTTGCTTATAGTTTTGATAAGTTCTACTTATTGGCCCGACAGATTCAGCCACCATCAGATAGGCACCCCCCCACCCATCAACAACTGACCAACCCTTTGTGTCCAGCTGTGTCCAGCGTATCTGTCTTCTTACACAGTTACGCAAGCACCCTATTTTTAGTGGTACCAAGGGATCCGGCCTGTCCAAGTATCAACCGATACTGTCCAGCACAAAACGGGGAGGACACCCCCCCTATGGGGGAAAAGCTGCCCCCCGCTGCGTATATCTGACTTCACAAATTTTTGCCAAAAATTAACTAGGATCAGCTAGCCCAGTTAAGCCCAGTTAAGCCCAGTAAAAACCAGTGGGAATTGTTTTTCAATAAGACTCCAGCATTGATCAGCGATAAGTTTATGTTCAAGTTGAGTACCATTACCACAACGAAGTTGACAAAAATGAATCCAAGATCTAAGGGTACCATTCATGTATAGTTTAGTTGGAGTAGCCAAAGGCAGGACATCTCTTGCACATTCTTTAGCGACACCTTGACTAATCATTTCATCATAGAGTTGCATTGATTGATCAAAGAGTTGTTTAGCTTTAATTTGGAAAGTTTGGCAAGTAAATTCGGACATATCATCAGTACTATTTTGACGATTAGAGGTATCTTGTCTACGAATTTGAGGGATTACAGGATCTTGAATAACTTTAGCGTAACGTTGACTAAATTCTTGAAAACTAAAGGATCGATGTCTAATTATTTGTTGAGCGATAGCACGTGTAGTATTAATTTCTACACACATATTAACCATTTCAAAGGGTGACCAATGTTTATGTTTAATGAGGTATTTAATCAAACGAGGACTGGTCTCAGTATTGTTTTGATTATCAGGATTAGACACCCGTGCCATATAAGCAATTAGATCATCACCATTAGGGGTAGAGTGAACAAGAGAAACGGTGTGGAACATGTGGAGTGGAGTGTAATTAATTAGTATTAATAAATAAATGAAAGGAGGTTATTAAATGACAGGGTACTATTGTCAGTAAATTACAGTAATATAATTCATGTATATTCACTAATTTAAAAGTACAATAAGTTTGTCAAAAAGAATTACGCTCGTCTTTGTAGACTCGCTCCCCTTTAGTGGAAGTACTTACAGAATCATGATTCAGGCATGATATAGTAAAGGGGAAAGATTTGTCAGCTTTCCCCGGTACAGGAGTCGAGTCCACCCTTCTCTCCCCCTGTATACGGCAGGGATCAACCAAACTCCTTGGTATGACAAGGATGTCAGATCCACGTTTGGATAGAGCCTGAGTGCCCTCTAGCAGCTTGTCTTTGTTCTTTATTAAAGCCCAAGATAAGGTGATTAGCAGACCCTTGAGGGTCTTCAATAGAGGAGATAAGGAGGTCTTCCCATTCCAAGCGTTTACGTTGATTTACTTCTTCTTGAGCGGAGATACCAAAAGCATCAGTAAAGTATTTAACACCTTGAGCAAGAGCATCTAATCTGTCGTCATGTTTAACTGCACCTTTTTCACGACACATTCTACTCATTTGATAGAATAACATGTAAAGGAGTCGTTTTTCTGGAGCTTCGTCTTTATTGCTGGTGTAATCCCAATCAATGACACTGCGATCAACAACAAGACGGTGCTGATTAAGAATGGGTTCCAATGCGTCAATGATTCTGTCTTCTTTTCGTACATTAGCTCTTACTTCTTCTACATCAATACCTTGTTTAGTTTGTTGGAGGTGTTTTTTAAAGAGTTCACCAACGATACCATCACCAAAGTTAGTTTCAACAACAAGTTTAGTAACACCATATTTTTTACAACCTCTTAGAATATCCAAGAGTGTGTTATCACTGTATCCATCTCTGTAAGCACGCATTTCGTGCAAGTACAAGAAACCGTTTCGTTGGGAGATATAAGCTGCTGCTGTTTCATCTGTACCACGACCCGACGGGTCAACACTGCAGATTGTTTCGGAGTAAGGGTGCCATTCTCCTTGGAGTTGCATTGGACTGTAGAAATAATCTCCAGGTAAGCCAACAGTGGGAGCATCTTTGATGACGTTTTTGGGGTCGCTACACCAGATAATGGAGTCAGGGCAAGTAGAAGGGTTGACAGAGGTAACCACAAGGTCAGCCATTTTAAGTGGGAATTTTTCAGCATCACTAAGTGAGGTATCGAGCATGAACTGCAACATAAAGTTGCTACGACCCATTGAAGCTTCACGTTCAATAAGATCATTTTCACCGAAGCGATCAGGGTCAGTAACACCCCACGGTTCAGCAGTTGTGTCCATATCGGCCACTAGCTGCGGCGCTAACAGGCCTTCATACTGGCTTACCTTCCTTGGGTACCTAGCAGGCCAAACAAAGGGCTTGTAGGACCTCTCAGCTAGCTTACGGTAAACAGTAAAGACAGTTTGAGGAGTCCCTAAATACATAATACGGCTATCTTCTTTAGGCGTGAGGATTGATTCAGCTTCTGTACAGAGTTGAAGTAATTTTTCACGCATAAGTTCTGTCATACTATTACCAGGAACTTCAATGTCATCAAGAATCATCAAGTCAGCACGACTACCAGTAAGCTGACCTGTAATACCTACTGATTTAACAGAGGGTGCTTGGTGAGGGGAACAATTAACATCAAAACTAATACGACTCCAACGACTGTCATCAGATTTAGGTCTAAGGTGTTCAAGCCAAGGTGTTTCAATAATTAATTTTTGTAAAAAGATTGACATGTTATCGGCACGTTCTTTAGATGCCGAAATGATCATAATCTTCTTTTCAGGATTGTTAAACAAAGTCCAAAGCACAAAAGCACCAGTAATCCAGGATTTTCCAACACCTCGGAAGGCTTGGATTTGTAAACGTTTGGGACCGTGTTGTAAGTAATCAGCAATTGCATATTGGGCGCGAGTAGGGGAGGGGAGATCAAGCTGACCCCACAAAGCTTGTAAGAACAGTTTAAAATCCCCTTGTAACGCCTCTAAGACGTTTGTCATTTTTTATTAAAGTATTTCTTATGAA